ACTTGACGAAGAAGCAGGGCTGCCGCGCATACGTATAGAAAACCCAGTGGGCGCTTACCCAGAGTTTGACCGCTATGGGCGCTGCATTGCCTTTGCAAAACGCTACTATATGGCAGCAGGTGAACTGGCATCACAGTTCCCTGAGTACGCACATATTCTGCTTGGAAAAGAAATGTACAAGTCGGATATGAACTACCAGTTAGAAGTTGTTCGTTATTATGACGACCAACAATCTTTACTGTATGTACCAGAACGCAATAACCTAGTTCTTTCCCAAGCCAAGAACCCAATTGGCAAGATGATGGTTGTAGTAGCACGCCGTCCGTCTATTGACGGCGAGATGCGTGGACAGTTTGATGATGTACTCGGTATTCAGTTGCTTCGCAACAGGTTCGCATTACTTGCGATGGAAGCAGCGGAAAAGTCCGTCCAGTCACCAATTGTTTTGCCAGCAGATGTTAATGAACTTGAGATGGGTGGCGATGCGGTTATCCGTACCGCTAACCCTGCTGGAGTTCGCCGTGTTGACCTGAACATTCCACCTGGAGCATTTACTGAACAAGCACTGCTTCAGCAGGAACTAAGAACAGGTACACGTTATCCAGAGGGACGAACTGGAAATATTGATGCCAGCATTATTACAGGACAGGGTGTGCAGGCACTTATGGGAGGATTTGATACCCAAGTCAAGTCTGCCCAGGCTATCTTTGCTTCATCACTACGTGATGTTATTTCTGTTTGCTTTGAGGTAGACGAGAAATTTTTTAACTATGAGAAGACTATCCGCGGTGTAGATGCTGGTAGTCCGTATCAGATTACTTATCTACCAAGTAAAGATATTAAAAAAGATTACTCAGCCGATGTCCGCTACGGAATGTTGGCTGGACTTAACCCAGCACAGGGTTTGATTTTTATGTTGCAAGCACTAGGGGGCGGACTAATCTCAACAGACCTTGCTATGCGTGAGTTGCCATTTGGCATTAACGTAACTCAAGAGCAAGAGAAGATTGAGATTGAACAAATGCGTAGGTCGCTAGTCCAATCTTTGCAGGCATATACCCAAGCAATTCCGCAAATGGCAGTTGGTGGGCAAGACCCATCAGATGTTATTAAGAAAGTTGCTGACGTAATTAAAGCACGTCAAAAGGGTGTAACAATTGAAGACGCTGTTGAAGAAGTCTTTACGCCTGAAGAATTACCTCCTGCTGGTGCCCCTATGGTTGAGCAACCGTCCCCTGCTCCCGCTGCGCCAGTAGGAGGCGCTCCTTCCCTACAAACACTTTTATCTAGCCTAACGGCTGGTGGACAGGCAAGCGCAAGCGCACGAACAGCAATTAGGAGGTAGTTATGCCAGCCCGTAAGAGGATAAACAAAAAGGCTAAACCGCAACCTAAGCGTAGAAGAACTACCAAAGAACCAGTATTAGTTAAAATTGATTTTTGGGCTATTGCTGCTAAAGAAGTTTATGATGCTTGTCTTCGTGCTGGCTTTGATGAAGGTACCGCAATGGCATTTGCTATGGACAGGTCAAGTTATCCTGATTGGATAGTAGACCCAGCAGACCCAATTAAGAATCCGTTAGACGACTTTGATGAGGATGATGACTAATGTCAATGACACAACCAATGGATAACCGTGGTGGCTACAGACCGACTGCTCCTCAGAATAGTCCTATGAATATTTCTGCTACTGGTGGCAATGGACAAAGCGGAAGACAGGCTGCTACTTATATTCCTGGTTTGCCTTATGGCGAGGGACAGCAAACTTATGCTCAACAATTAGCAGCGCCTATGGCTTCTACTAATATGCCCTTAGAGGCTATTACTGGTATTACTGCGCCTTCAGAAAGAAGCGCAGAACCAATTACTGCAGGTGTAGATTTTGGTCCTGGTCCTGGCTCAGAGGTAATTAATCTTCCTAACACGCAACCAACAGTTCTTAGCGTGCTACGCCAAATTGCACAGAATGACCCAACTGGAGAAACTGATTTAATTTTTCAGGCAATGATTGAAAAAGGTATTGGATAGTGCCAGAGATAATTGACCCCTCTGTAGCCGAACTTAGCCCTGGTCTTTACAATGCTGCACGTATTTCAGGGTTGAATTCAGCACAGGCTAAGTTTCTCAATCAGATGTCTAAGCAATATAAGTTAGGCGCTGAAATACTTAAACTAGGCGAGTCTGCAGGGCGTAATAAATTTTTACAACTAGACCCTAAAGTACGGGACAACATTAGAGCATTTTTTCCTGACCAAAAAATGTTTGACCCTGAAAAAAGTTTAGTGCAAGATGTATTATCTGTTGCGGGTAAAGTTGCTACATTCCCATTAAAGATGCTTGCTAGCCCATTTATGCAAGCACTTGAAGCACTTGAAAACTGGGAAAAAGGAACTAAGACTCCTTATTCAGCAGGTCGTCAAACACAAGAAGCAGCACAAGCACAGCAAATGGGATTACCAGTTACCAAGCGTCCCGACTTTGCTAGTGGGATTATTAAAGATACTTTTGACGGACGTAATAACTGGAAGTGGGACAAAGTCAATATGTATGAACAACGCTACGGCGTTGCTTTAACTACATTGGCTAGAGGTATTGCTGAGGGTAGAACCGTAGGTGAATCTATTGAGTTATACGGAAATCCTGATGACCCAGAAATTATGGCTGCTGTTGTATTTATGTATGACAAGCCTAAGCAATTTAATACTATTAAAGATGGCTTAAAGATAGATGCACAGATTTCTCCAGGTCGTGACTTTGTTGAGAAGTATGGTTCTATTGGCAAAGTTGTAGAAGGTGACTACTGGGCTGGCGTAGCACAAAGATTACTAGGCACTAAGCCTAGAATTGTTATGCCAGACAATGTAAAGCCTGGTAGCAAGGAAGCACAGCGTTTAGCCAGAGAAGAAGAAGAAATTAAAGTTAAGAAAAAAGTTTCTGGTGCTGTAGATGCTTTTTACACAGTATTTATTGACCCACTTACTTACATAGGGTTAGGACTACCAGCGGTAGGCAAAGCCCTTGCTAGGGGTGTTGGCGGTATACGAGTCGGAGTCCGTGAGGCATTTCAACAGGCTGCATTTAAGACTAAGGGACAGCGTCTTGCTGAACAATTTAGATTTGTATCAGAGCGCAAAGGAACTGAAGAAGGTTATGCCTGGTTATTCAATGAGCCTGAAGTTAGAACTCTTTGGGATGACCAACTAGGACCCCGCTTAAAGTCTTACTCGGAGGCTCAGTCTCCTACTGCTAAAGCCTCAATACTTGAGTCAATTAGATTTGATTTTCCTGAATGGTATAACGAGCCAGTAATAAAAACTCTTACCGATAACAAAACATTTGATGCTGTTAGTGCACAGAAGTTTTTTACTCACGTAGATGATGCTAACCTTATGCTTAACGGTAGGGTTAATGGTATTTCTTTCCGCCGTAATGGCATACCTTATGCTCGTAAGACCAGAACTCTTACCTCTGCTATGCACCGAGTAGCCTACGCAGTATTTAATCCTACTAGTGAAGTAGATATAACCACTAAAGAAATTTTACAAAAGGGTGACGAAGAAGCCATTAAGGCTATGTCTATTCTTACAAAGGTAGCGAATGAAGAAAATAAACTTCTTAATCCAGCAATCAATGATTTGTTTGAGTTACAACAAGATGTAGGCAAGGCAAGACGACTAGCACTTAAACTAGGTACTGCTGCTACAAGAATTCCTGGGGCTATTAGATTTGGCGAGAACGCCATTGAGACTGCTGATAATATCCGCAACACTGCTAATTTAGTATTGCCTAAGAACATAGCCAATGCTGTGACCTTAATGCTTATAGACCAGCCACTAGATATTCAGTTAACGGCTGTGCGTAATATGCAATACGCATTTATGAAGCGTATGAATGTGCCAGAAGAAGATATACAAAAGATTCTTCAGGATACTTACAATGGTCAGGCTGGTTTTGCGCCAGTTGTAGATATGCCTATTGCGGACAACATAGCAGCACAGATGCACCCAATGGCTGTAAGTTTTGCTAACGGAACTCCTACGCTAGCAGCAACTGGTGCTATTGAACCTTCTCAGTTACGCAGAGGTATCAAGCAACTACCGTTTGATTTAATTTATCAGTTGTCTTCTAAGGCTAGACTGGATGAGTTAAGCAAGGCTATTCCTGCTAAAAACTTCCTTCTTTTGTTTAATGGTGCAGCAAGAGGTAGATTCCTTACCCTTTGGAATAACAACTGGGCTGCCTATACCTTAGCCCCACGTTTAGGTATTAGAACTAACGTTGATGAAGGTTTCTTTTACTATCTAACAAAGCCCGTTACTGACATCCTTGATTTGGTATCTAGCAAGTTTCAGAGAGATTTAAAGGGTGTTCAGGCTGTTACTGGAAGCAGTGCTGCTATTGGTCCTTATAAGGGTTCTCTTTACTGGCTGGCTAACAAGCGTGGTATTACAGTAGATGGCAGACCATTAGACCCACGTAAAGTTTTGACTCCAGCGCAACAGGCAAATGTAGTAGAAGAACTTAGAACAAGTATTTCTAAAGACCTTGGCTATGACGTTCCTATGTCTGAGATACAGCCAGTGTTTATTAAAGAAGCAATTATTAGCCGTATTGAGGATATATTAAAAGTTAATGGCGAAGAATGGGAAAACTGGAAGCGAGTTCTTCGCAACAACTCTAACTTTACCGAAGGCTTAACAGCATCTATGGGTGCCCGTGACCTTATTGTGGGCAAAATAGATAGAGATTTCTTTGAGTCTATGTTTAGCATAGACCAGTTGACTTTGTTTATTAAAGAACTAGGGCTAGAACGTTCACCACTTTATACTCCTAAAGAGATAAAAAAGTTGGGAGAGTTCCAGACTGGTGTAGCAATGTGGGACAACTTCCTAGTTCGCTTTGGTTTTAACCAGATTAAACTACCTGGCAACAATTATTTAGACCCAGTGAGTGTATTCTTTAACCATAACGGTTTAAAGAATGATGATTTCTTTGGCGCAATGCGCCCAAGCAGTAACTTTGCTAGCGCTCGTACTGAACTTATGGAGCAGATGGGTGCTACTTATAATGAAGCATCGGCTTTCTATGATGTACTGGACGCTAAAAGACTACAAGCAGCGCTATCTAACTTTGGCGAGACTGTTTATTTCCGCCAACAGGGTGTATCAGACCCTGAGATAGCACGTATTTATTCAGAGCGTATGTTAAATGATATGCGTTTTGCTTTCCACGGTAGCGCAGATGGCTTTAATGATGACTTATATCAACTAATGTTAAAGAAACACGCAGAAGTTATTAAGGCAGGTACCCGCCAGGGTATGCCAGTAGCAACTGCTTGGTCACGTGCTGCTAATAATTTAACTTGGAAAGAGTTTGATGAGGCTACAGTAGGTAAGCGTCCTACATCTGGCTACATTAATACTCGTTTAGTATCCAATGGCAAGGTAACAGATATGGATGCCTTGAAGGAAAACCTTGGCACCATAGATAAATGGTTTGAGCGGTTTCCAGATAAAGTTCTTGAAATGATGGACCGACAGGTAACAGGATTTTTCCGTCTACCTGCTATGCGTGTAGCCGTTAACAAAGCATTTAATGACCTTAAGCCTTATGAGCAGATGTTATCTGACCGCCACTACAAAGCATTGATGGATGCTAATCCATCTATGAGTCCAGAACTGGCTAGAGCAAGAGCAGATGAAATAGCAGATAAGTCAGTCACTAACATAGCCGTTAATATGGCTACAGATTCTGTGCTTGAGTTTGTGGATAATCCAAATATCCGCTCTAACTTTGCTTTGGCTATCCGTTATGTTGGCAGATTCTTTCGTGCCACAGAGGATTTCCATCGCCGTGTTTACCGCTTGTATGCAAGCGAAGGTCCTAAAGCCCTTATGCGTTTGCGATTACTGCATTATGGTTTAGAAAACGTAGGTTCTGTCTACCAGGATGAGAATGGTGACGACTATCTAACAGTACCTACGGATATTGTTATGAATACAGCCACGCAAAAAGTGCTAAGTGCATTTAATGTGGACTATAAGGTTGGTTCATTTAATGAGTTTGCTTTTAAGTTCCGACTAATCAACCCATCCTTTGCTCCTGACGCTGGTCAGCCAGCATTTGCTGGACCAATAGCAGGATTAAGCATTACTGCACTTAAGGGTTTCTTACGGGATTTGCCAGTTGTTAGTGCATTGCTGCCAGCAAATTGGGAAGATAACATTTATCCATATACTAATAAAGTAGCCAACTACTTGGATACTTTTGCTATGGGTCATATTGGACAGAATACAGATATTGGCGAAGCAATAAGAATGGCTTTCCCTATGTTGTTTACAACCGCTTGGGATACCTTGGCTCCAGCAGAAGTTAACAAAAATAAGGCTAATGCTGTATATCAGGGTATGAATTATATGGAGGCTTTTGGCAACGGTCTACCTGACAATGCTAATAACAAGCAAAAAAGACAATACATACAAAATATAAAAGTTGCTGCTAACAATGTAACCGCAGCACAAGCAATCATAGGTTTGTTTGGTAGCCCTGCCTACCCAAGTCTAAAGGATAGCAAGGGACTACCTGACTTTATTAGAGAGACTGGTATTAGTACCTGGACAAGTGCGTTCTGGGATATCTATGAAGGTGTAGTTAAGTCTGACCCTGAAGTGGCTAACCCATTTGAGTTAGCAGTGGCTATGTTTATTGGCAAGAACCCAGGTAAGTCTGTATACACAATACCTAAAACTAATAAAGAGTTTAAGACAATTATAGCCAAGACTAATGAGTTGAAAGACTGGGCTACAAATAATAAGAAGTTCCTAGACG